TTGATCAATTACCTCCCAAGTTTTCTGATTTTATTATTGGACAATTTGCTGCTGAGGTAGCTGCCAAAACAGAATCTAATATTTGGAGTGGAGTAAACGCAAACGCAGGTGAATTTGACGGCTTTACAACTCTCATGACGGCTGATGCTGATGTAATTGATGTAGTTGCAGGTGCAGTTGTTGTTGGAAACGTAGTTACAGAAATGCAGAAAATAGTTGATGCTATTCCTGCAACATTGTTCGGCAAAGAAGATTTACATATCTATGTATCACAAAACATTGCAAAGGCTTATGTTGGTGCAATGGGTGCATTAGGAAGTGGTATTGACAACAGAGGAGCATTGTGGTATCAGAATGGCGCACCTTTATCTTTCGGTGGTATTCCTTTGTTTGTTGCTAATGGATTAGCAAACAACACTGCGGTAGCTGCTGAGAAATCTAACTTGTACTTTGGTACTTCTTTACTTAGCGATCAGAACGAAGTTAAGTTATTAGATATGAGAGATTTGGATGGCTCACAGAATGTTCGTTTAATCATGAGATTTGCGGCATCTGTTCAGTACGGAATTGGTTCTGACATCGTTCTTTACTCTTAATAAATTTTAAACCATAAGAAAGGGGTAGGTGGGTATGTCTATCTACCCTTTTTTTTTAAAATATAAAAAATATGGCTTGTAACGTAACTTCGGGAAGAGTACTCCCATGTAAGGCAGGATTTGGAGGCATAAAGGCTGCTTACTTTTTTGACTTAGACGCATTAAACGGAACTGATAACGCACCCCCAATATATACAGATGGGGTTATTACCTCATTAGCAACGGGTGCATCTCCTACTGTCTATGAATATGATGTAAAAAACACATCATCACTAGAAACTGCCATAAACAGTTCTAGGGAAACAGGAACAACATTCTATGAGCAAACACTTAGCTTAACTTTAACTTACCTAGATGCACCAACACAAGAGCAAATCAAATTGATTGCTTGGGGACGTCCTAGTGTAGCAGTTGAAGATTATTATGGAAATATGTTCATTGCAGGATTAGAAAATGGAATGGAAATGACAGGAGGCACAATAGGCACAGGAACACAACCCGGTGATCTAAGTGGTTTCACAATGACATTGGTAGGACAAGAAGTTGATCCTGCTACATTTATCACACCTGCTTTAATAACTGGAGCAACACAAGGAACAAAAATTGATCCTACGGCTACAGTAACACCTTAATTATTTATTTTCTTCTAGTGAAAGCATCTCTTTTTAGGGGGTGCTTTTTTTTTGTCTTATTTTTACATTTTTTAACCTTCAAATTATACATCAATGCAAGAGATACACAATCAAATCAAAACTTTAGAATCACAATTAACCGGTAATATGTTCTCAGATATGGAAATAAAAGATAAAATACATAATTTAAAAATGAAGGCAAATGGTTGTAAGCCTATTAATTCTGAAATTGATTGTGTGGGGTGTGGTTCTTAAAACAAAACATCATTTTTTTTGCGTTATATAGGTATGATTGTATTAACGACATCAGCAACTGCACAAACATTTAAAGTAATACCAAGAGATTATTCTTTAACGGCATTTACAATGAGCATAAGAGATGATAGTACAAATGTAACTGTGACATATAATATCACTGGGGCAACTGTATCGGGTAACTATGTTACTTATCAAAACACATTTTCACCCATTTTAGTAGAGAATCATTTCTATGACATGACACTTTACACAGGAACAAACATAATTTTTAAGGATAGAATCTTTTGTACTGATCAAACAATCAATCAAGTGGATAATGATTATTACAACTTAAATGATGGTGTGTACACAACTGATGATTCTTACAACAATGAATATATCGTAGTATGAAAAGACAAAAGAGTTTACCAAAAGGTGTAACAAAACAACCAAGTATTGGGTTTGTTAATTTAAGCACCTACACTTCACCCGAAGTAAAAGAGGTAAAAAACAAAGATTGGGTAGAATATGGTGCTGATAATAATTACTTTCAATTCTTAATTGATAGATATAATGGATCAGCCACAAACAACGCTGCTATTAATGGCATAAGCCAAGCAATTTATGGCAAAGGATTAAACGCAACAGATGCCAATAAAAAACCCGATCAATATGCCCAAATGATTTCAATGTTTGGGAAGGATTGTGTTAGAAAAATGTCCTATGATTTAAAATTAATGGGACAATGTGCTGCTCAAATAATCTACTCAAAAGACAGAAAAAAGATTGTCAAAGTAGAACACTTTCCAATTGAAACTTTAAGGGCAGAAAAGGCAAATGAAGAAGGTGATGTTCCTGCTTATTATTATTTTAAGGATTGGACAAACATAAAACCAAGTGATACACCTTTAAGAATCCCGGCATTTGGGATGTCAAAAGAGGATATTGAGATTTTATATATTAAACCATACAAAGCAGGTTTCTATTATTATTCGCCAGTAGATTATCAAGGTGGTTTGCAATATTGTGAGTTAGAAGAAGAGATTTCTAACTATCACATCAATAATATAATGAATGGTTTAGCACCTTCCATGCTCATTAACTTTAATAACGGAACACCCAACCAAGAAGAAAGGCAATTATTAGAAAACAAAATTGCATCTAAGTTTAGTGGGACATCAAACGCAGGTAAATTCATCCTTGCATTCAATGATAATTCAGAATCAAAAGCAGACATTACTCCTGTTCAGTTAAGCGATGCACACAATCAGTATCAATTCCTTTCCACAGAGGCTACACAAAAAATAATGGTAGCGCATAGGGTTGTATCTCCTATGTTATTAGGAATAAAAGATAATAGCGGTTTAGGAAATAACGCTGAAGAAATTAAGACTGCAAGTTTATTGATGGACAACACAGTAATACGTCCGTTTCAAGAACTTTTAATTGATTCATTTGATCAAATACTAGCCTATAATGACATTGCTTTAAATCTTTATTTTGTGACTTTGCAACCATTAGAATTTACAGAGGTTGACACAACAATACAAAGCCAAGAAGACATTGAAGAAGAAACAGGTGTGCAGATGTCAAAGATTAGTTTAAAAGAGATTGATGGGCAAACTGTATTTGAGACTAAAGAAGAAGCCATTGCAGAAGCAGAAAAATTAGGATGTGAAGGATATCACACCCACATGGAAGGTGACAAAGAATGGTTTATGGCTTGTGAGACACACGATAAAGCAAGTGAAGAAATTCCCGAACTAACTGATGAAATGGGTGATGAGATACTTGCTGAATTGGAAGGTGAGGTTATCACAGATGAATGGGAACTAGTAGATGAAAGGGAATATGAAGGTGAGAATCTTGAAGAGTGGGCAACTCAATTAATTCAACCAAGTAAATCAAAACTTCAAAAGTTTGCAGATCAAATTACAGGTAAGCCAAAAGTGTTTTCTGTCTTAGATAAAAACCTTTACAAAATACGATACAAGTATTTTAAGAAATCTAAGAAGGCAATGAAAAGCGGAAATGAATCTAGATTGTTTTGCTCAAATATGATGAAGTTAGCAGGGCAAGGAATCATTTATAGAATTGAAGACATTGACAAAGCATCAGACAAAGGTGTAAACAAGCGACTAGGACACAAAGGAAAGCCTTATAACCTCTTTAAATTCAAAGGTGGTATCTATTGTCGACACGCTTGGAAAGAGCAGCTATATAGGCTTAAAAAGAACACAGAGAAAACTGATGATTTTGACAAATACAAAAGAGCAAGAACAATACCTAAGAGTTACAAACCTTCTCCAAGGGGATGGAAAGAGGCACAAATTGCTCCAGTAAATATGCCAAATCAAGGTGCATATCCAACTAAAAAGAAATAAGAAATGGCAACAGTATTATTCATAAATCGGCAAAATTTAATTCGCAATTCTATATTGGATGGCAATGTTGACACAGACAAATTTATACAGTTTATAAAAATTAGCCAACAGATAAATATTCAAAACTATCTAGGTACAAAACTTTACGATAAGTTTACTTTAATAGTTGGAAATGGAGACATAGATACTGCTCCTTATGCTGATTATAAGACACTTCTAAACGAATACATTCAGCCTATGTTGATTTGGTTTGCCCAAGTGGATTATCTTCCATTTGCTGCTTACCAAGTTAAGAACGGAGGGGTATTTAAACACACCTCAGAGAACGCTGAGACTGTTAACAAAACAGAAGTGGACTATCTAGTAGAAAAAGCTAGAACACACGCTGAGTGGTACGCTAGAAGGTTTATAGACTATATGTGTTTTAACGAAAACTTATTTCCCGAATACACATCAAACGTAAACGATGATATTTATCCAAGTTCTGACGCAACTTTTAACGGATGGGTTCTGTGAGTTACAAACCGAAAGAAGAAAACATTAAAAAATTAAAAAAGTTTTTATTAAAACTAGAAAAAAATGGCTGATTTATTTAATCAACAAATATCCGCAACATATTCGGGTTTACTTAAAACCTCAAGTAGTGGAGTATTAAGCGCATCACTATCACAAATATCTGATGGTAGGGGAAACACATCACCATTATATCTTTCAACTGATTCAATTCAGTTTTATGGAGCGTATTCTTTCCCAAATGCAGATGGTTCAGCCAATCAAGTTTTAAAAACTGATGGAGCAGGTGTTTTGACTTGGGAAGATGATGCTAACACAGGAACTGTCACATCAGTAGCGTTAAGTGTTCCAACGGGATTAACTGTTACGGGTTCACCAATTACTACAAGTGGAACTATTACTATAGGTGGTACACTAGGTGTTGCTAATGGAGGAACGGGAGCAACTACATTAACGGGTATTTTAGTAGGTAATGGTACAAGTGCTATTTCAGCGGTTAGTGATGGAACAGTTGGGCAAGTTTTGTCTACAAATGCTAATGGAACATATTCATTTATAGATGCGGGTACGGGTGATGTAACGGTAGATGGTGCAAGTGTAGGAAACAGAGTTGCAGTTTGGAATAATACTACGGGAGAATTAAGAGGAACTTCTGCAATAGCAACTGAAAATAGTAATATATATTTAGCCCAACCTTCAACAAATGGAACTGATAAATTTAATTACATAATAGGTGGTGCATTTGCTATTAATGAAAATGATTTTGGCACTCAAAATACGGGATTTGGACACGCAGTTTTAAATGGAGCAGATTTAACGGGAGGTAATAATTCTTCCTTTGGTATGCAATCTCAAACTGCACTTACAACGGGATCACACAACACATCTATTGGTTCTTTTGCAATGTATGATAATAGAAGTGGAGATTACAATGTTGGTTTAGGTGCTAAAACAATGTTTAACCAAAGAATTTCTAATAACAATGTTTCAATAGGTTACGATTCTATGGATGGTGTTACTGCATCACAAACCGCAGCAAGTAATAATAATGTTGCAATAGGATACGAATCATTACACATCATTGAAGGAGGAGATAATAATACAGTATTAGGTTATCAGTCGGGTTCTGCAATAACAACGGGTTCTAATAACGTAATAATAGGTTCTAACACGGGGAGTACAATAGCAACATCATCTAACAACATTATCATTTCTGATGGTGGTGGGAATATAAGACAAAGTTTTGATATTAATGGTGCTGCTACTTTTAGTGAAAATGTAATAATAAACACAGAGAATAGTGGTATAATTGTTGATTTAGCAAGTCGTCACGGTTTGATGAAATACGCTAATTATGGTGCGGGTTTAGTAGGTAAGGATACGGGAACTGATGGTAACATTTCAACTTGGTTAGGCAGATTTAATGGAACAATTACAAGTCCTACGGCAGTATATCAAGATTTAGTTATCAGTAATTCGGGTAAAGTGGGTATTGGAACGGGTTCAACTGCTCCATCTGAAAAATTAGATGTTTATGGAAACATTAAAATAGGTACTACCGCAAACTCAAATTTTCTAAATAGAAGTGATTCGCATTGGATTCAATACAATGGAGGTGCAACTACCAACGATACTTATATGCGAGTTTATGGTGTTAGTCACGCATCTGCTGCTAAAACAATAGGTTTTTATACAAATAACATACCACGCCTCACCATCTCATCGACGGGTAATGCTACTTTTAGTGGTGCATTGAGTGGTACAAGTATTAATGCAACATCATTTAATGCGGGTACAGGAGTATTTAATTTCAGTAGTGGTGATGCTCTTTTAGATTATAGTTCAGGTGCGGTAAGATTAAGAACATATAAAACAGCAGTAGGATATATTACACCATTAACAATAGATAGTCAAACGGGTGCTGCTACTTTTAGTAGTAGTGTAACTGCGGCTTCTTCGATTACAATAAATGGTTCATCTAACGGTACTATTTATTTTCAAGATGTTCCAAATAATGCATCTATGTTTTATATACAAAGTGCAGCTTACATTGGGACAGCTCCATATAATGATAATAGAATTATTGCGTCTAATTCAAGCAATATCACTCTTGAAGCGGGTGGTAGTGTACGTTTAAAAATTGAATCGGGTGGAACAGTTCTTCCTGGAGCTGATAACGCTCAAAATCTAGGAGCAAGTGGGACAAGATGGAGTTTGATTTACAGTGCTAATGGTGTCAGTACATCGGATGAAACACTAAAAGAAAATATTATTGAGTGTGATTTGGGAATTGATTTTGTAATGACATTAAAGCCAAAATCCTATAATTTTAAAGATTTATCAGAAACTCATCAAGATTTTAACAAGAAGCATTATGGATTAATTGCACAAGATTTAAAAGATGGATTATTAAAAGATTCTGTCGATGGGAATAAAGATGGGGAATATGGTTTGATGTATAACGATTTAATAGCACCAATGATTAAAGCAATCCAAGAACAACAAACCATCATAGAAGATTTAAAAGCAAGAATTGAAAAATTAGAAGGGTAAGGGTTACCCATATTATTAAAACAAGAGTAAATTATGAAACAAATAGAACCAATAGATGTATGGCAGAATGGAACAACCAAAACTGCTGTAAAATTACAAGCACAAGGTACAAGTGTAACCTTGGGACAAGCAGCCTCTTTTTATTGGCAACTGCTGACAGAAGAAAATTATCAAGTAGCAAACGGTAACCTTGGAATAAGTGGTGAGCAATACGCTGCTTGGGGTGCTGATGATGATTACGTTTATACTATTATAGCAGAGGATTTAAACCTAGTAATTGTTGGTGATTGGGTAGATATCTACCCAATCACCAACAATTACTA